GTGCATATTGATTAACCTCTTGTATTGGGTCTTGACCTATTTCACCCCTTCTTAATTTGCTAACAGCTACACGATCTGCAAAGTCTCCTGCTTGTGCTGGAACTTGTGATTCAAAACTTGGTCTCATACCACCTGCATTTGCTTTAGTCATAGCATCTAATATCTGTGCTGCAAATACTCTTTGAATATCTCTTTGTTTAGCTATAACAGGTGGAGTTGGTGGACCTGCAACAGTTGAAGGCATAGTAATAGGTTCTATAGGAACTTCCATAGTCATTAATTCTTCAGCAATTTTTGTATTCATTTCATCTACATAAGTTTTAACATCTTGACCATTAACATCTTTTATTGTGTAATCTATAACACCTTCATTAACCATTCTTTTTGCAACTTGTGGTCCTGCAAACCAAGCAACCGATACAGCATCCCAAGAACCAAATTTATTAAAATATTCTTGTACTTTATATTTAGCTACTGCATCTTGTGCAACTTTATCATCCCATCTTGCACCAGCATATCCTGCTTGTTCTGCCCAAGATTTCTGTGTTTTAGTACCATACCAATTAATATCTAATATTCCATATGCACCTAATGCTTGTACTTTAATCGGCTTTCCAGTAACAATATCTGTAATAGTAGAAGGAGTGTGTTTTACAAAATAATCACCAGAACTTTCTTGCATTTTTAATGCTTCTAAATACAAATCTATTAACGCAGGGTTTGTATCGTTGCTAAATGTGTTCATATCGTTTTCCATAATACTACCTTGGAGCACCTGTGATGCTATTAAGAATGATACGATTAGTGGCTTGAATATCACGATTCGCACCTAACCTTTCTTGTTCTTTTGCTGTTATGTCATCAAATACATTTAACATTCTAGCACTTGGGTCTATTGCTGTAACCCCTTCTTCTATAACTGGTTGTGTGTGATTACCATAATCCTCTAATGTTTCTGGTGTTGCTGTTTCATCTACTGGAGTTTCTAATGCTACTTGTTGTTGATATGCTTTTTTTGCATTTGCTGAATAAGTATCTGCTAATAACTTTAATTCATATTCTTTAGGTTTTCTACCTAGTTCTTGTTCAAATAATCCATCAATACTATTTGCAATAGAGTTATAATCAGGTGGTAAATACGCATCAATTTTTTCTGGCTCTTGTATTGGATTATCTAAATACAACTGTAAAGAATATCTCCAACCATCTTCTGCTTTTCCTTTACCCATCACATTAGCTTGTGTCATTAAATCATACATAGCTCTACCTTCTATATTTGGATTCCAAACACCAGGTCTAAATGGTCTATTTACTTTGCTACCTAATAGTCCAGCGTTAATTAAATCTGCTTGTAACTCTCTAATTTCATTAGGCATTAAGTTAGAAAATACATTTTGGTCGCCATCCATATAAAAGTTTTCTCCAACTTCTCCAATGGTTGTAGTAACACCTTCATACATAATAGGTTGTGTTCCATCAACACCTATAAATCCTTGTTGTCCTTGTGCTAATGCGTTTGCTATTGCTTGTTCTAACATACTTTGATCTTGCATACCTTGGTCTAAAGTCCAAGCATCAACCCAAGTTCCCCAACCTAAATTGTAAGCTATTTTAATAGCATCATCTACTGTTTCAGCTGCGTTTAAATCTGCTATTTGTTGCTCTGTTGGAGTTATAGCATTTTCACCTGCTGCTAAAGGTTGTTTTACAAGTGATAATATTTCTGATATAAACTTTTCTTTTTCTGTCATTGTCCTAATCCTAATTGTACTAGCAAATTATCTTCATATTCTGGTTCAATCTCTCTTGCCAATAATTGGTCAAACATTGGACCAAAACTTGGATTATCTCTAATTAATTTGTCAGCTTCATTTCTAAGTGCTGCTCTAACACCAGCATATTTACTAGATGTTCTCCAAATAGTTTCAGACAATCCTGCTGCAACAAAACTATTAATTACTTGTTGCCTTGCTTCTAAATAAAGTTTTGCACTCTTGATTGTATCAAAATTTTGCAGGTCAGGGTCGTTTACCATTTTAATTAACTGATCTATCTGCATATCAATAGAAGGTTGGGTTGGCGAACCTACAATTCCTGGTTGTCCATAACCCCAATATCTTTGTTCTAATTCTTTTTTCTTAGCATCTCGTAATGCTTTTGCACCTGCTGTATTATTTCCAAATATTCCTGTTTGTCTTTCATACTGTTCTAAAGCAATAGAACCTAATAATTTATTTTTAGCTACAGCCCATTGTTCAGGTGTCCTATATTCTCTTGCACCTTCTAACAATGCTTTTTTGTAAGCATCATAAGAAAACTCCGAGTATATTGGTGCAGGTTCTAAATACCACGCAACTAATGGATATTTTTCATATATATCTATATTTTCTTTCATCCAATCTGCACCTTCAACAGTAGTTGGTCTTTTTTCTATTGATACAGTTTTAGATACAGTTAAAGGTAATGGATTAATACCATATGTTTCTATAAATTTTTGTGTTGCTAAAGCATCATCATAATTGTTAGAAATCTTTAATGTTCTATATTCATCTGCTAAAGTTTCTAACATAAAATAATTAAAGTTTTTATCTGTAATTTCAAATGTTGGAGATGCTGCACCAGCTGGTCCTAAGAATTGTGATACTGCTCTAAATAAAAATATTGTTTTAGCTGCATCTACAGCTTTTTGCATACCTTCTTTAGCTAATTCTTCTGTACTGTCATCAATCATTCCTGCGTACAACATAGCTTTATAAGTATCTATAACTGTATTACCAAATACACCTTGCGAGTTTTCTCCTTTATTAAAAGCTATTTTTATAAATTTATCTAACCAAGCAGGTCTAAATCCTAATGTTTTTTGCCAATCAACAGGGTCTTTAGGATTCATTGGTGAAAACTCACCAAATACTAATCGTGTAATAAAACTTTCTTCTGGAAAATTATCAAACATAAAAGCAGCAGGGAATGTAACTACAGGACCAAAACCAGGAATAAATGATGCAGCTATGTTTATAGATTGTGCATACACAGGCATATTTACACGAACATCTGTTTCTGATACATTGTCTTTAAACATCCAATTTTGAAGTAAATCTGTTCCTGGGTAATTAAAAACTACTTTTCCATTAACAGGATTTTTATAAAAGAAACCTTTTCCTGTTGGATCAAGTGTGTCATTTTCTTGTGCTGCACCATCCCAAGTAGTTTGAAATCTTGCAGCTACTTGTGGATTTCTTTTAACAATTCCAAGCCAAGTTGTTATTACTTCTTGATAAGCATTACCGAATGGGAATAACCAACGACTAGCTTCCCAAAATCTACGATTTTCTGTTATATCATATAACAAACTTTTAACTTTACTTACAGCAAAACCTTTAGCTAAATTTTCTATTAATACAGCATCATCAATACCATCTGCTCCTGCTGACTTAATATCATCCATACGCTTAATAACTTTTTCTCCTATACCTGCTTCTCTTGCACCTTTAATTATTTTCTGTTTAACTTTTTCAGAACTAATAGGAATTAACTCTGCTGACTTATTCCAATAAGATGATTTGAATACAGGAATACGAGATAAACTATTTGTTGGATTTGTCATTAACCATTTAAACAAGTTTTCTGTTGTTCTATCTAAAAAACCTCTATCTGTTGTAAAGGGTTTTGTTTTCCATTTAACTGTTTTTGGTAATATTTCTTTGCCACCAAACTTTGTAAAGTAATTATCATATACTTTGTTTGTTGCTTGGTCTATTAATCCTTGTAATTTATCTGCTTCTTTATTTGATAATTTACCTTCGTTTAAAAGTTTTAAATCTGATTGACTAATCTTTGCAGTTCTTGTTAAATCTAAATCTAATACTTCATCTCCTACTTTAAATTTACCTGTTGCAACTACTTGATATAATTCGCTATTTACATTTTTACCTGTTGCTGATAAAGATTGTCTTAATTCTTCACGCATTAAACCAATAAAATCATCTATAACTTTATTATATTCAGCAGGTGTAAGTGCATCTGATCCTCTTAATATTCTATAAGGATTGTGAGTACCAGAAGTTAAATTAAGCATTAACTCTCTATATGTATTACCTTCTTCTTTTAGTTGTTTTGCTAAATCTTCATAAAACTTTTTTTTGTTTTTAACTAACTCACCCTGTGCAATTTTACGCATTAATACATCGTGATAGAAATTGTTTATTACTCTCCATTGTCCTTCTTTCCATCTTTCAGGAGAAGTTGCTAATTCAACAGTTTCGTATTTAATAGCAGGTGTAATGCTTTGTCTTTTTAATGCTTTAAGACTTCTTGTATCTCCTGTTGTTGATTCAGATATTCCCAATTTCCAAGCAGAAGTATCTAACCAACCAGATTGTGCATAGCTTGGTCTTGCACCTACATCATCAAATAGCCTTGCTAATAATCCTATTGGATGGTCTAATACACCTAACGCACCATCTGCTACAGCTCTTATTTGTTCTTCTGCTATAACTCTTACAGTCCAAGCAGGTCTAAGAAGAACTAATGGTTTAAATAATTGACCTACATAAAAATCAAAAAATCTTGATACTCCTTCTCCACCAACTATTTTCTGTGCTTCTTCAAAACGACCTCTCATATTTTTTGCAAGTCTATTAGATAATTTAATTACTTCACTTGGATTAGCTAAAAATATATCTTGTGATAATGTGGTTTCTAATAATGGTTGTGTATACAAAGTGTCAAATGCTTCTTCTAATGTTTCATCATTTACACCTCTACTAAATTCTTCATCTTGTTTTAATATTTTTTTCCAGGCTTTTTTCATACCTAAAGGAACTTGATTTAAATTTGTATATCTAGTCATTTCTCCTGTTATTTTTCCTTGTTCATCAACAACTTTTATTAATGCAGAAAATACATTATCAACTAATTTTTCATTTTTTTCTAATGTTCCTGCTTTAACTAATTCATCTTTGTATATTGTTCTTAAACTTGTAAAATCATCTAGTAATTGTGTAACAATAGCATTAGAACGAACATTAGGATTTTTAGGAAGTTCATCTAATTTAGTAATCATATCTTTTACTCTTTGATTACGATTAACAACTTGATCTTTAGGGTCTAATAATCTTAAAAACTTTGCATATTCTACAATTAAATTATCTGGATTATTTCCACTTAATCTTGTTTTATATAATGGTCCAAAATAGTCTCCTACACTTTGTCTAAATCTACTTAATTTTTGTATTTGTGGTACTTCACCTGCTGTTCCAACTGCTAATACTTTAGGAGTAATTAATTCTTTTACAGCTTGTATTGCAGATACATCATCAAGACCATCTTCTAAAGCAAATAAACCTTTTGTAAAAATATTAAACTCATCACTTATTGCTTTGTTTTCTACAACATATTTATTTACTAAACTAAAATTAGTTTTTTCCATTAAATCTGCTGGTTTATCTTTAAGTTTATATAATTCTAAAAATATTTTATTTCCTATTTCTCCATTAATTACTTCTTCAGCAGTTGTTCTACTAAACGACTTTCTTACAAAACCATTAAGTAAACCTAATCCATCTGCTGCTTCATCTGATAATGCTAATAATTTAGAACCTGCTTTTATTCCTTTAGCTGCTTTACCAGCAAGAAATGTAGGGTCTAATAACTGTAATCCAAAATCTATTAATCCTGTAAAAAAATCATAAGCTATATCTTCTGGACCAATGATAAATTCAAATGGTTTAAATAATACACGACCAGGTGTTGCGTGTGGACTTTTACCTCTAGCAATTAATGCTGCTGCTCTATCACCTTGAAATACTGTTTTTCGTTCTTCTTCAAATATTTTATCAAAAACATTATATCCTAATTGTGCTGCTGCTGCTTTTCTAGCTCTTATTGGGTCAGCACCCTTATCTATTAATTCTTGATATGTTTCTGTTTTTTCAGGATCAGTTGCTTGAAACAACGCATTACCTAAATCTATTTTTTCTCCTCTTTCTACTGCTTCTTTCCAGTATCTAAAAGGGTCTATTGCAGATTTTTTCCAGGCTTCAGATAAAGATGCACCTTGTTGTACATTTTCTATTGTTCTAATAGGTCTAGCAATAACATCTTCATAAACAGCTCTAACACCTAACATTCCCCCTTTAAGTGCTAATTCTCCAAAACCACCTGTTTCTGGATTTACATTTAGTTGATTAAATACTGCATTTTTTACACGACCATAAGTGGCTGCTGTTGCTTTAGAAAAAAACTCTGTAAGAGAATCAAAAAAACCATTATCTGCATTATCTTTTACACCTTGCACCATAACACTTGCAGGTACATTAGTTGTTCCTTGTTGTACTGCACTTAATCTATCTGCTTGATCTTGTGTTACTTGTACTCTACCTGTGCGTTCTCTTTTTTCTAGCAGGTAATCCACATTTACATTATCTGAAAATGATGACATTACAAATACTCTAGTAAACTATCATCCCCAGTTTGCACCCAAGTTTGATATATAAAATCTCGTATATTTTCTGCTTGGTAAATTTGTTCTTCAGGTTGTGGATTAACACCAGGACCAAAAGGTAATCCTGATGTAACAGGTTCACTTGGTCTTTGTGTTTGTGAAAACACATCCATTTGAGGAAGTGGTCTCCTCATAGCAGGTTGTGCTTGTGGAGTGGTATCTTTTGGTAATGGTGCAGCTTGTTGCTGTTGTGTTAATGCTTGTTGTTCACCATAAGGCATACCAGGTATTCTTCTTACAGCTTGTGTATTGTCTTGTGTATTTCGTGCTGGTGGTGGAACATTTAATGCTCTCCTATCAGTACCTTTGTTACTAGAACTCCTCGTTGCCATCTTGCTCCTCATCATCATAATACATAAAAGTTGAACTGATTATCATATAACCAAATGGAAACACCATTGGTGGCATTTCATCTCTAAATATTCTTGGTTGGAAAACTTCTTCATCCATTAATATATCATCACCAAGTTCATCAACATCACCTAATGAGTTGTGTACTATATCTGCAAACTTTTTATTAATTGACATTAGCCACCTAATCCTTGTAGTAACTGTGCTATGCCTGGTGGTGGACCTTGTGGTGGTAAGGTCGCACCCCCAAGCAATTCTTGTTCTGCCATAGGTATCTCTGGTTCTTCTGCTGTAAAGAATTTATCCAAGATATTTTGCATATCATCTGGATTTTTTCTTATCTGTACAACAGCCATAGTTGCCTTGGCATCACCCTGTTGGGCTTGTGCTAACAATGTGTCAAATAAAACTTTATCTGCTTTTTCTTTTGTAATTCTTTCATTCACTCTAACAAGGTTATCTAATCCATCTAAGTTTTCTTGTAGAGTTTGTGTGTCTATGATACCAGCTTGTAATAACTGTAAACCTGTAACAATCTTTTGTGGTTCATCATAACCAGCCATAGCACCATACACTCTGCGTGTCTTGTATGATCCTTGTATGTCAAGTGATGGATTGTATGTTTCAGAATAAAATTTATTATCCATATAACCAGATAATGCTTTTGTCTTACCACCATACATTTTTTCATCCCACTCTAATCTCTTAGAATCAATCATCTCTATAGCATCAGCCATAACAGTATGATATTCTCTAATCATTAGAGACATACTTGCACCTAGTTCTTCTAAACCTCTACCAGTTGCAAAGCTAAGTGGAGACTGTGAATCATCAGAAACAGGGTAAGAACCACCAACACGAAGTTGTCGTTCTATTCTATCTATTTGTTGGAAAATTTGATAAGGAACATTTGATGCAGGTTTACTTACTTGTGTACCTGGCGATAAATAGTTTACAGCGAATCTACCTTTACGATATTGTCCTGATTCTATTTCACCAGATATGTTTGTTTCTGTAAATACTGCATCTTCCATAGCTATTATTGACATCACATTAATCTTTGCCATTGAAGCCATAAGACCTATGATTTGGTCATACTGTCCTTGCAATCTGTCAAAAGCAAATTTCTTACCAATAACAAATGCTGGACCACTATCAAGTGGGTTAGGTATGAAGTCAAGAATAGTTCCTGATGTCATATGGAAAATGTAAGTTCCATCTAAGTTGTAATATTCTGCAATTAAATCACCATCTCCATTGGAGTTAGCCCAAGAACCATTGTATGAATCTGTATAAGCAGAAGCATATGCGTTACCTACACCAAGAATGTTTGTTTGGTAAGCATCATCTTTTTTCATAATCTTATCTTTACTATTTGGAT